AGAAATGTATTAGGAAATGCAACCAGTTTAGAGCACGCAGACGGAGCAGCTTTAATACAACAAACAGAAGATGCTATTACTGGTGGTGGATGGACTGAAGGAGACTATGAGTTTACTTATAGTTTAATAGACTATAATGACAATGAATCATTGCCACATACATTTTCTACACCTTTAAGTAGTGCTACAATAGGTATTGGAAAGTATTTTGCAGACGTAGGTATTAGAATTAACATTTCTGAAACATTTAGAAAAACAGAAAAAGGTTTTAGAATATATACTAGAAAGAAAAATACAAATGATAAATTAATATTGTTTCTTGATGCAGATTATGAAAGAGGAGTAAGAAGAAACTTTTTTGAAGAATATACTTCTTGGACTGTAAGCAACACATATGGAGACTCAGGAAGTGCATTTGCTAAAGTAGAAAACATTAATATTATTAATCCTTCATTAGAAACATATGAATCAATAAATGGATATTCACAAGAAGAAAAATCTATTTCATTTGGAACAGGTGGTTATAAATGTGCTACAGTTTGTGCTAGTAGAGCTTGGGTAGCTAATGTTAAAAAGAATGGAGAAACATATAACGATAGAATTTATTATACATTACCTAACAGATACACAACTTTTCCTGATACTTTTTTCTTAGACATAGGTATTAACGATGGAGACTCCTTTACTGCTTTACATAGTTTAGGTAATAGATTGTTAGCATTTAAACAAAAAAAATTGTATGTAGTTAACATATCTTCTACTTCTGAAGCTGGATGGTACTTAGAGGGAGAGTTTGAAGGTATGGGTTGTATAAGTCAAGAGGCTGTTACTAAAACACCTTTTGGAGTATGTTGGGTTAATAATCACGGAGTTTATATGTTTAGTGGAAGCTCTGCACCAGTAGAGTTAACAGCAAAATTAGATGATAAAAATTGGTATGATGGTCAGGTGCTCAGTGGTGCTCAACTTAAACCTTCTATTGGTTATAACAACAAATATAAACAATTATTAGTTTTTCAAGATTCATCTTTGACAACAAATAGCTCAGTAACAACAGAAGAAAAAATATTTGTATTTGATTTTGTTACACAATCTTGGTCTACAACTAGTATTATTGTAGCATCAGGTGGTATTCTTTCAGAGGGAGGAGCAACTGCAACTCAAGTTTCAAACTTTGTAGAATCTTTTGATGGAGTGTTTTTCTTTGAAGGATTAAATAACGATAAAAAGAATTTAGCTATATTTACAGGAGACCACGGAACAAATGGTATAAGCTTTACAACTAAAGATTTAGACTTTGAAAATCCAGGTTTAAAAAAGAAAATTTTTAATGTTATAGTAACGGTAAAAGATGATGGTGGAAACAGAAGTTTAAATGTTGCTTATGCTTTAGACGGCAGCACATCATTTACTAGCATAGGTGCACAATCTATCAATACTACTCAATATGACGTAAAAACATTTATAGTTGGTCAAGATTGTCAATCAATATCATTAAAGATTACTTCGACTGGTAAAGTAGAAATAAACGATGTTACAATAGAATACAGATTAAGTAGAAGAAGAGTTACATAATGCCTAATTCAGGTAGACATAGAGAAGACAGTTTTGATTCTTTCAGAACAAACAGACCCTCTAATAATGAAATAAAAGAAGGTCAATCTATATCTTTTATAGACAAGGGTAATCTTGTAAGACTAGAAAAAAGAAAAGGTATAGTTTATGAAAGTAGATTAATTGAAAGTGGAAGAACTCCTATTGTTGCTTCTATTAATACTACACCTATTTCTAGTAGTGGAGATATTACTTCTGTTGTAGCTGGAAGTGGTCTATCTGGTGGAGGAACAGCTGGTTCTGTTTCTTTGGCTATTGACTCTACTGTAACCACCCTTACTGGTTCTCAAACACTTACAAACAAAACACTTACCAGTCCAGTAATTAATACAAGTGTAAGTGGTACTGCTATTTTAGATGAAGATAATATGTCATCTGATAGTAACTCTAAACTTGCTACACAACAATCTATCAAAGCCTATGTAGATACAGAAATATCAGGTGTAGCTGCTCCTGCTAATGCAACTATTACTTTAAGCCCTGGTGCAGGTATAGGTTCTATAGGAAACTTTACTACAAATCAAAGTAGTAATGAAACATTAACCATTGGAGTAGATGGTGTCTTAGAAGATTTAGATGCTATGACTGCTGTAGGTAGTGCAAATCAATTTATTGTATCTACTGGTTCAGGAGCATATCATCACGAAAACGCAACAAATGCTAGAGCAAGTTTAGGTTTGGGAGATTTATCTATTGTAGACGAGGTGTCAGACGGTCAAGTAGCTTCTGATGCAGCTATTGCTATAACAAAATTAGCTGCAAGTGCTATAACTATAGATGGCACATCAGTTTCTCTTGGTGGCAGTATAACTACAAACAATACTCAGCTTTCAACAGAGCAGGTTCAAGATATTGCTGGTGCACTAGTAGCAACAGGTGGTACAAAAACTGGTATTGCTGTAACCTATGATGATGCAAACAATAATATGGATTTTGTAGTAGCTACACAGTCAGATAATAATTTTACAACAACATTAAAAAATAAGCTTGATGCAATAGAAGCAAGTGCTACTGCAGACCAAACAGCTTCAGACATCAGAGGTTTAGGTTTTTTTGATACATCAAACGATGGTGCTTCAAGTGGTTTAGATGCAGACCTTTTAGACGGAGCACACGGTAGTCATTATTTAGATGCTGCTAATCTAACAGGTACTATAGATGCAGATAGAATACCTAGTCTTGCAGCAGGTAAAATTACATCTGGTACATTTGGAACTGATAGAATACCAAATTTAGCAGCTTCTAAGATTACTAGTGGTACATTTGATGCAGCAAGAATACCAAACTTAGGAGCAAGTAAAATAACTTCTGGAACATTTGATGCAGCAAGAATAGCACACAACTCTTTTGATATTGGAGATACAACTGCTGAAACTGGAAGAAATGTACACGAAACTGGTATATATACATTTAACAGAAATAATGGAACATTGGGAACTGGTACAGCTTCTGGATATTATTCGGTATTAGCTTTTGGACAAGGAACTGGTGGCTCTGCACAAATAGCAGCTCAATGGTATTCTGGTACTGCAAATTTATATTTTAGAACATTAAGAGATACAGCAGATGACTGGCAAGATTGGCAAAGACTTTTAACTACTTCAGATGAGGGTAGTGGAAATGGATTAGACGCTGATACATTAGATGGAAGTGAAGGTAGCCATTACTTAAATGCTGCTAATTTAACTGGTACAGTAGATATAGATAGACTTCCAACTAAAGATGAAGACAATATGGCTTCTAATAGTGTTGACCACGTACCTACACAACAAAGTGTTAAGGCATTTGTAGAATCTCAAAGTAGTCCAATTACTGCACTTAACAATGCTACTGCAAATGAATTAGTAACAGTAGGTTCTACAACAACAGAATTAGATGCAGAAACCAATCTTACTTTTGATGGTACAGATTTAGCGATAGCAGCAACAGGTAAGATTTATTTAGATGGTGGTAGTAATACTTATATAACAGAAAGTTCTGCTGATAGAGTAAAGATATTTGTAGGTGGAGATGAAATGTTGAACTTGATTGAAAGTTCAACTAATGTGGTTAGAGTAGAAGATGAAACTTATTTAGGTGTAGGTAATAGCACAGATTTATTTATGTATCATAGTTCAGGAAATTCTTTTATTAATAATGGAACTGGTAATCTTACAATTAGAAATCAAACTGATGATGGTGATATTATTCTACAAACTGATGATGGAAGTGGTGGATATACTGCTTACATAACATTAGATGGTGGATTAGGATACACTACTGTTCAAAAAGGAATAAGATTTAATGATAGTGTCAAAGCAACTTTTGGAACAAATAATGAATTACAAATATACCACGATGCTTCCAATAGTTATGTTCAAAATAAGACAGCAGGACATTTAATTATTCAAAATGATGTAAATGACCACGATATACAACTTCATTGCGATGATGGTTCAGGTGGAACTACTGAATATTTAAGAATTGATGGAAGTCTTGCAAGAATGGAAGCATTTAAAAATCTTAAATTTGGTGATAGTGTTCAAGCACTTTTTGGTGCAAGTAACGATTTAAAAATTAAACACGATGGTTCTAATAGTATTATTCAAGCAGAAGGTACTGGAGATTTAAGTATAAGACAAGATACTGCTGATAAAGATATATTATTAAGATGTGATGATGGTTCAGGTGGTATTGCTACTTATATAACATTAGATGGTAGTGCTACTAAAGTTCAAGTAGATAAGAATATGGTGTTTAGTGATGATGTTCAAGCACAATTTGGTGGTAATGTAGATTTAAGAATTTATTCAGATGACAGCAATAGTTATATTGACAATGCTAATTCACTTGGTCATTTATATATAAGAAATACTTATAAAAGGTTATCTTATCAAATAGTTTAAAAATAAACTTTGATATGCTATCATTTAATTAGTTTATACAAATCTTACAATGAATAGACTAACAAACCCTATTAAAGGCGAAAATCAAAAACCCATGAATGAAATTGTATTTCAAACAATTATGGGAGAATATTTAATTGATTGCTCAGAATACTATGAAAATCAAGGTATAAGAAGATGTTATGCCATGAATGATGAACCAGGTTTAAGAAAAATTTTAGAAAGTGAGTATTAATTATGTATTTTGATAGATTCGATATATGTGAAGCATATTACTGTTATGCTTCAGATTATCACGAA